AAATACTATTAGTTCTACATCAGATACAAAGCTAATGGAATATGTGAAACAATTACCAGCACACGACGAAGACCAATATTTAGTTAAATCTTGCAAATCAATTTCAGATTTGGAAGAACTGCAAGAACTTAGACCAGAAATTGACATCAAACTAATCGAAAAAAGAAAGGAAGAATTTAAAAGATGATACCATTAGGGATTAATCGTGAAATTACGATTGAAGAATATCATGCTGATAGAGATTATCTTTCAGCATCTTCAATCAAAGAAGCAAAAAAAAGTTTGAAACATTTTGAGTATTACTTAAAAAACAAAGACATTGAACGAAAATCATGTTTTGATTTTGGGAATGCTTTTGAGCTTGCTTTGATGGATTGTGTGAATAAACGTACATCGGTTGAATTATCAGACTTCGGTAAGTATGTGGCTATTTTGGATGATTCAAAAAAACCACAACCTGAAAAAGATTATCGCACAAAAGAAAATGCAGTCTGGAAGGAAAATTTCTTCTTAGATAACCAAGGCAAGTACATTATCAACCAATCGGGTGCTGAATCATTCCAGACTATTGAGCGAATGATTGAAGCGTGCAGTTCTCAGGATTATATCATGTCACTTTTGGAAGGTTCTGAGTATCAAACCTCAATATTTTGGCAAGATGCACAATCATTCATAAAATTAAAAACACGTCCAGACTGCCTAAAAAAAGGCAAAAGATGTATAATTGACATTAAATCTACAAAAGACGGTAGTCCAGAGCAATTTTCAAAAGATTGTGCTAATTATAACTATCCTTTGCAAGCTATTATTCAAATGCAAGGAGTTTTGTCTTCTGGATTAATGGATGATGTGGAGCATTACTATTGGCTTGCTGTAGAAAAAAGCGAGCCTTTCAACGCACAGCTTTACGAATTTCAGAAAAGTGATTGGGATATGTTAAGTATTCAGCTTGAATTTATTCTTTCAAAAATTAAGCGTGCTACGGCATTGAAAAAGTATGAAGATTGCGCGAATTTTTTCAGGTTTATTGCAAACACCCGCGAAGCGAGCATTACATTACTGCCCGCTTCTTCGACGGGTCGCACTGCTAGAGTACGCGCGGCGTTGGTCGGTACACCTGCCCAATATAGATTGAATCCCTTGAAATCGTTGGTAGCGTCCTCGCCTTCCACCCAGCCTTTATTGAGTACGCCCGCTACACTATCGTATAACTCAAACCCGATTTCGTCTACGATAGTCACTACGTCATAAATCATGTGACCGATGAATAACCATGTATCCGTACCGTTGGGCGTAAAGGATGCGGTAGTTGCCTTTGCCGTAGGCGTGGATGTCATGGTGTAATTCGTTAAATCTTCATTCCAATAATAATCCGTTCCATCCGTTCCCAAATCATCCATGTTGATTGCAAGGATTTGGGAAAGGATATTGGTGACTGTCGATGTGGCGGAATTGCTGATTTGCAGCTTGATGGTTTCAGGCGTAGCAGGCTGGGTATACATGAACAAATAAGACAGTTCGTGTTCCATCGCCGCATTGACGCCCTCATACGCCAGCGAAGCGTCATCGAACGCTGTAGGCGTAGTGCCATGCACCAAACGAACCCGCGTTTCTGTACTGGCTGAGTTGACGTTACTTACCTGATTAGCTAATATTAAATATTTTTTATTGGCGGTAAAACTCCCCGACGAAATAGACGCCACATCCACCCATGTAGTGGATGTGGCAGTCGTAGCGGCTACCGATTCGCCGTAAAGTACCTGAACGTCAGCCATTTATAACTAGCCTACTTTTTCAGTGGTGGTGATCTTTTCTTCCACACTCACGCCCAATGTGGGCGGGGTTTCCTCTTTCTTTTCTTCTTTTTCTTCTGGTTTCTTTTCGGGTTCGTTCATGGAAATTGCTCTCCGTTCATGTTGATATGCTTGCAAAAAAGATTTGTGTCAAGCATAAAAGGATTTTTGGGGTCTGGAACTTTCCAGCCTGCCCGCTCGATTACGTTCTCACGCATTATCCTATCACACCAATACAGGTCGCTAGTCCCACTAATGGTATTATGTTGTCCGCTTTCATCGTAAAATGATTTACGGGGCGTCTCGAACACACGGCGGGTAATGTGCTGTCCGTTGGCGTTGCGAACAAAATACTCAGGCGATTCGTTCCACATCACTTTCAAGATACTGTGATGGATAAGCAAACACCCTGTCGGTACACCATCGGCATATACTATTTCCTGCCCCTTCTTTGCCTTGCCGGGGCTTTCTTCCCAATCCCGATATACACCATTCCCGCGCCCGCGAAAAACCAAAGGCTCGGATGGGCGCGAGCGGGAATAATACAAGCCTGAAACAATCGGAACATCGCCATTCATTAAATATTGATTCAGGATTAGCAGGGCGCTATCAGGTAGCATAACGTCATGTTCCAGCAGGAACAACCACTCAAAATCGCCAACCAGCGTTTGTTTGACAAGCATGTTTTGCGCGTCATCCACTTGATGGCGCAAGGGGTACGAGGCGTTTATAAATTCATTGACCTGTACCTGCGACCAGTTCATGGGGATGATTTGCGAGTACCGCGCCGCTACCCATTCCACGCGGACAAGCCCGGTCGTGGCAGTGCCTACCAGTATCCTGTTTGTATACGCCACGCCTGAATCGTTGACAATCGAGCGGATTTCTCTAACGGGCGGTTGTTTATTTTTTCGCATCGTTACCGCTTTCCACTACGTTGATAACATCGCCAACGCGGATGACTTTTTCAAAAACAGTAGGCTCTGATTTTCCGTAAAAAGTTATTTTTACAACCGCCTTTTGCACATTATCAGGGTCTACTCTAATATCAAGTAGTTCTATTTCTGCGATAGTTTTATCGCCCATAGCTGTCATCCCATCTTCGTTTTACCAAAACGACTTCCATGTTTCCGGCGGGGTCATAATACAGATACGGTTCGCCGTTCTCATGCGTCTTGAGACGCCACGGCTTTGGACGGCAATATTTATACAGATAGCCGTCCAATGCCAGCGGGTCAAAGTAATACCACATCGATTCATTGATTTGACTGGCGTGCGTCGGGTCTTGCATAAAGCCGCCGCTCATGCCGTGCGGTACGGCAATGGCAATGCTCCCGTCTGGTTTCATAATGCGCCAAATCTCATCCATGACCATCAAGAGGGGCGTGATGGTGGTAAGTTTGCCGTCCTTGTATATCACGCTCACCTTTGGGATATGCTCGAGGACGTGTGACATGATGGCAGTAGACACGGATTCATCGGGGAATGGATACGGGATGTCAAGCAGGTTGTGGACAACATCCACACCTGGCAATTCCGCCGCATCCATGCCAACCCAATCGGGGGCGAATTTCTGCCCGCCGCATCCGATGTCTAATTTGATACCGCTTTTTTCTTTTAGTAATTTTTCAAGGTTCAAGGGTTCCAGACTTTCTAGGCGAAGGTAATGTCGTAAGTGACATTGACCGCCTGATTCGAGGCGCAAGAACTGGAGGCGTAGGTATTACCGCTAAACAATGTCCCGCCGCTGGACGAATTGAATAATCCAATGCTTGAAATATTGAACGCGGCGGCGGAGGTGTGCCAGCCAGCCGCAAAGGTAGCGGTAAAGCGTACGGTCTTGGATGTGGATGAAGTCGCGGCGGTCACTGCCTGGCGCGTTCCAACTTCTGAGCCGAGCGCGGTGTCAGCAGCAGCGGGTCCCGCGCCCGTGCCAAGTCCGACATGACTCACATATTTACTTCCTGCAATCGAGCCAATGGCAGAAACTAGATATTGATTGAATCCCAGATTTGTAACTTGGTTCTCGTTCCAATAACTGTCGCCTACAATCCTGTCACCGTCCGCAATCTGGACATGATAAAAGCCGCGTACCTTGATTGCATCGGTAGGCGGCGCTTCGAGTACCTGAACGCGATACTCTTGTTCGGTCAAGCCTTTCTTTTTCATTATGTAACTCCTTTTTTATTTGCAAATAAAAAACGTTTGCCGCTATTTTACTACACTTTTCCTTTCCTTGATTATCCAGCCTCGCCCCACTGTGCTATACACCACCCGCCACTTGTACCCCAGCCTCACCGCCTGCTTGCGGATGCGGTTGGCATACCCGATCATATCCAGCCCCTCGGGTACATTGAAATGATAGTTATGCCATCCGTCGGCAAAATGATACGCGGCGCGTTTGACATGGACAAGGGGCGTTATGTGAGCCATAGGATTAGCAGGATAATATTGAGACACGCCGATACAATCAGCCCATACCGCAAGACATTACTTTTTTGTTCGGCGGCATTGATACCAGCCCACCAAGCATACCAGGCAAATTCATCATCGTTGGTAGACGTACACGCGCGTATGCTGTGGCGTATGTCCTCGCTATTCCACCATTCGTAAAACAGTTCTTTCATTTTGCCTTTCCTTTCGTTGTAGGTCATTGACTGTCCAGTACGCTAAACTTCGGGATGCAAATCACGCCGTCAGATTTTATTTCCTGATATACACCGCCGATCTTGTTCTTGCTCACCGAGCCAACCTGATAAACATAATCTGTTTTCATTTGCCACGAGGGGACAATAATCCCGTATATCATTTTGAAAATCATCTTATTTCGATATTCATACGTTGAGAATGTAGGGTCGTGTACATGTCCAGTATAAACAATATCGGGGATTCCTGTCCCGTCTTTTACGGCCTCAAAATAAATACCCTTTAGCCAATTACGGACAGGATTTCCTTCGTTTGCTCCGTCGCCGCGTCGGGGTCCATGATGAACAAACCACGAGACCACGCCGTTAGATTCAAGTTTCAGGATGTTCCATGCGTAAAAATCACCGTCTGGAATGGCGTTTAGTTCCTTGCCTATATAATACTCTTGTTCGTGTACGTGGGTCTGTGTGCCTTTGGTGTAGTATAGCTCGTCCCCCGCCTGCCAGTCTATTCGCTTTTGTAATTCTTGCATCAGTTCGATGTGTATATCCGCCTGCTCTTTTTCGTTGAGGGTGCATACATCCCCGCTGCGGTGGTGATCGCCGTCAATGGCATCGCCGTTTACGACCATTTTCACCCGTTTGCCCTGTCTGGCACTTTTCACTTCGTCTGTATATCTTTCAAATTGTTCCCTGATTTGTATCTGCTTGGCGCGGGGGATGTGTGATGTCTTTATCCCGTGCCATGCTCTATTGGGAAATAGAGCGTAATTGCTGCCTGTATGTGTGTCTGCTATTACTACCTGTAAGATGTCCTTCTTTGTTTCCGCGGTTTTGAAAAGGCTTTGAAACAATTTTCACCTCTGCTCTGTTGTTGGATACATTAGCTCCCCATAATCGTGACGGGAATCATATCATAAAGGATACATGACAAACGTCACTATTTTCTTGCAAAAGGTTACGCCTCAAAAAGCTCCGCCTGGGTCGCCTGAAAATCGTGGCGGTAGTTTGACCAGATGGCTTCCGTTGTATTCGTATTTGCCGCTCCTTGATGTTTACGGGCTGGATAAAATGGTAGCCAATCGGCTTTTGTGTTTTCGCAAACAATGATTTGACCATTACGAGATTTACACCACTCTGCTAATTTCACAAAATCAATTTGTTTATTTCCGAACTTATATTGATGCTCTCCGCCGAATTGATAGGGCGGATCAATAAACCAAGTGGCTTTTGTATTTTCAATTTCTCGATAATCGCCGCAAACAATTTTCCAATGCCTAATCTTATAGAGTTGATCGGCGGTTTGTTTACGAATATCTCTTTTTGAATTATAAAATTGTGAAAATGTTGTGACGCTATCTCGTGGCTGTGCTTGTGCGGTTTCAGACCAAAAGCCCATCAATTTTCTTTCAGAGTCGGAAAGTTGCTTGTACGATGATATTTTTTCGCCTATTTTTGGCTTTGGCAGTTTCAAAATATCGGCTGGACTGGCTTGCTGGAGATAATGCCACACGTCTACAATGATTTGATATTTATCTACAAGCAAAATATCACGGTCAAAGTATTTCAGGCTGTACCGCGCCGAGCCTGCAAACGGTTCTATGATTTTGCCGAACTTTGGCGACGGGTACAAGTCAACGACTTTCGACTTACTACCATAATACGAGAACACTACGCCTTCCCCTTCCGCACTCTATCCCACAGCTCCCAGATGTAAAATCCGCACAACCAGACGAATAACGCGAGTTCAAACATGTTTATACTCCTTTAGTTTGCTTTCCAGTTCTGAAATCTCTTTCCGCATCTTTGCCAATTCAGATAACCAGCAGTCTTTTACCCACTGACGCTTGTTTTGATACGCGCGGCGCAAGTCTTGTAAATCGTATTCCGTGCGATGATAATCGCACAGAATATAACCGTCATAATCCTCGGTTGCGCCGTCAGATGAGCCACATTTATCGCAGAATAAATCTTTGGGCATGTTTTATTCCTTTCGTAAGTACCACTCTAGTGCTTCCGTTGCTTCATCGCAACCGTAGCATATTTTGTCCAGGTATCCTTGCGCGGCGGCAAACTCCATAAACTCTTTTTGTTCGGGGCTGATAACGCCGCCATCGGTGCGCTTCATCTCTACAAAAAGCCCATGGAAGCCATGCCGCGCCACTGGCAGAAACAGGTCAGGAATTCCATTACGCATCCCCTCAGCCTTCATGTAGTTTATGATTTTGGCGCGTACCATAGGCGGCGCGGGGATAACGATACCATTGAGCGATGAGTACAGCCATCTAAGTTCTGGATATATAAACTCATTATCCTTTGCCCACTGAATAACCTCTGCCTGTTCGGTATGCTCGCTCATTCTGTTTTGCCTTCCTCTGTTACAAAGTACATCGAAAACGGTTTTCCTTTACGCAATAACTCACTAAAAACCTGATCGTGATATTCAAGGTAATCATACATCTCTTGACTCATCACGACCGGTTCCCCGACATCCTCAATCCCGGTCCTGATAAATTGATAGACACATTTTCGTACTGACAACGGGGTAAACAACAAGCGGATATTAGTTTTCATTCTGTCCCTTTCAGCGCGGCGCGCGCGCGTTCAATCAGTGACTTTGACGGAAATGACCTGCCGCCGTCCGTGCTTTCCAGCATCACAACGGCGCGGGCAATATCACGTAGTTCGGTCTGTTCGCCCTGGGTTCCATTCAAATCCCTTTCCGCCGCATAAGCCAGTTTGCACAACGTATTACCGCATACCTCGAAATCGGCGGTTGCAGTGTGGTCGCGCATGTGAACCGCATATATCTTTGCGATTAGGTTCCTGATGTCGGGGTTCATTCTGTTTTACCTTTCAGCGCGGCGGCGTTGACGCGCTCCCATAGATCTTCGCTAAGAACGGTTGCAAGTGCATGGTCTAATTCTTTTTGCTTGCCTAGTAATATGCCCAACTCTATTTCGTCAATCGCCTGCATTGCCTTTACCGCGATCTTGAATAACTGTTCATGCTCCGCCCGCAGCGTGGCAAGTTCCGCGTCCACCTCTGCGGCGGGGTAGTATTCCCCCGTACCCGAGCCGTCTATCATCTGTACCTTTTTCATTTCATCCTGTCGCTTCCTGCCCTTAGCGGGCTATGGGGTAATCACCGTAATCCTGCCCGGTCCAATCGTGCAACAAATTACCAGCGAGTTATATCTTATTATGTACGTCGGTCATAATGAGGTTTACCAGTTCGTCCCGTTGTTGGTAGGTAATATCCCCGTTGATAACAGCGGCGCGAATATTCGTGATAATATCATTCTAGCTGTCCCGCGTGCGGTGTGGAAAGTCATCACAGTGACAGTGCGCCGTCAGACCGCTTTATCATGTGGCTGGAGAGCCGTTCAAACGGGAAGCCGTTCGGGATGTGTCGGCGTTGCGGATACAAGTGGACAACGGGGAAAGCCGATGTCATCTGGACGGAAGAAGAGCGGGCAGCGTTTGCCAACAAGCGGCTTTGAATAGGCGGCGAGTATTGTCATTCAACTGATGACGATACGCCTCCCCGTTGACAATCTCTTTACGCGTCGGGTCATTCGGTGTAGCTTGCAGATAATCATAAAAGCCGGCATACATCGGCATAGGCTCGGCAAACATATCGCGGGCAATGTAGCCGAGTGTGTTGATGTAGTTCGTCATGTGTATATCTTCGATAAATTCAGCATCCATCCCAAAAGATGTCCCAATAAATACAGATGGTGTTGATGCGGCTTTCATTTTCCCGCGCTTCTCAAAGTCATCTGCAATCAGGCGTTCTGTGGTTTCTTCCTGGCTTCCAAACACGGTGACGGCGCGTTGCTTGCTCATCGTCAAGGCTTTTTGCGCCTGGGCGTGCCAGACTTTCATAATGTTGGTTTTGCCATCCCCCGAGGGTGCGCCAATCACCGCCATTTCGCCGGGGAAGATCGGCGGGACCATATCGCGCAAGCCTTCGATAAAGAACGGTAGCGCAAGGTGGGCATTTTCAGCCCGCCACTTTTCGCGCCTCTCATAGTTCTCAGCCACCTCATCAGAACGCTTGGCATAATTGCGGGGGTTGAAGGTCATTAGTAGGTCTCCGGGATACCGTTTTCGTCTACTGTAACGACAGTGCGCTCTGTTGGCTTTTGGTCGCGGGTGTCATTCTTGTGTCCCTGTGCTTTCCAGCGTTTCAAAATCGCGGCGGCATATTTCCAGTTCCGCTTATTGTTCTTGACCGCCTCCCCTATCGCATCCGCAATCCAATCAGCAGGATAATCCTTCTCTGCCTGGGTTAACTCATCCGCAATCATGGGAGTGAGCACCCCAATCTCAGATTCATAAACCTGAAAAAGACTTCTTGCAGTTCCCTCTAGTCTAGTTAATTCTAGTTCCTCTAGTTGTGCAAAATCCTTTCTTGATGCTGATACAGTTCCCGCCAAATTTGATACAGTCCCGCCCGATTTTGATACAGTCTGTGTCACTGTGTCATGGTTTGATACAGTCTCTTTTGAGACAGAAACGTAGTCAGATGGATGGTATTTATTGCCTTTCCCGCCCTCTTTTTCAACATCCAAAAGGTTATATTTTACTTCCAACCGCTCAATCGCCCCGCGTACCGTGTTGACTGCTAGTCCTGTCTCTTCTGCGATCTTACGCAAGCCTGGGCGGGCGTCCTTGGTGTAGCGGTTGATTGATAGAGCGAGGAATAACCAACCCTTGAGGGCGTCCCCGTCTATGTTCTTTAGCTCACTTTTGAAGTCTGTGTAAATCTTGACAAAGGCGGGACGGTCTGACTCTATCAGCTTTCCCCCGCGCCGTTCTATAACCTTTTGAGGCTCATTGATTTCAAGGGTTGGACCTTGTAACAGTTCCATTGCTTCTGTGATGTAGTCTGCCTGTTGTTCGCTCATTCCTGGCTCCTGTGGTCGTGCATCGGTGCGCGGGGGTTTGGGTACTCAGCCTCCTCCGCGCACCTTTGCATTTTGCCCGCCGCATCCCTATCCTGGTCGCTTACATACTGGCTTCGAGATGTTGTTCAGCGGGACTTCTGAAAAACGGGCAGCTGATATGCGCTGAAGTTGCGGCTCAAACTCCGCCGCCCGTAATCATTCGATTGTAAAGTACAAAAGCGCGTTGTTGCCCGGAAAGACACTCACTATTTTATGACCGGAAAGGAGCCCGCGCCCCTCCTATGGTATCAAGGTACAAAGTTTGCCTGTCGTTGCGTTGTAGCTGGCTCATCTGCTATTGTTCAACCTATTGAGAACAACGACAGGCATAATATAACGTCGCCTTTCCTCTATCAGTCTTTATTCGTCACGGTCCTAATCGGCTTGACTGATTGGCTTTGCCGAAGTTCTCCATACACTCATCACTTACTTGAGCTATGAAATCCCGCCGAGGCTTGCAAAGGCGACTAATGGGTTCAAATGATAAAGTACAAAAAATATCTATTCTTGTCAGTGTTGGCGATCTTGCTGGCGGCATCCGTCGAGAAACATTTACGGGTTTCGCCAACACTGAGAAAAACAGATATTAGCGTTTCTCGTCGATTACGCCCGCCAGAGCGTCTTTTGTCTTACTCTTTGATCTTACTACCGCTTCTGCTCCGTGTCAAGCGATTGCCAGTCATGTGGTACAGGCAAAACACTCAATAGATATTCAGCTAGTTTCAATTGATCTTCGATTTCTTTTTGATAGCGTTTCTCTTGCTCGGGGTACTTTGTAATATCGGCAAAGAAAAATAAATACCCGTTTTCATCGCGTATACCATAAGGTATTTTGCTACCCTCAGATAAACCTTTTCTATAAATGATTTGTATCATAGTTCATCCTTTCAAGTTCCAGCCGGGTCGCCTAGTGGGTCACGTGTCATCATTTGCCATCGTGCGCCCGGCTGGTTCGATTACGCCTTAGGCTGGGCGGTTATAAGTCCGTCCGCGATTTTAGTAGCAACTTCCCGAAAATTCTTTTCAAACAGTTCGGCAACTTTGCTTTTGACTTGGTTTTCGATTGCCTTTTTCATTTCCCATTCACCAGCCAGTCGCTCTGAAAATACCTTCTTAAACAACGACTCAAAGTTGTTGTAGCTTTCCTTTTTTCCCCAGCCGTCATCTGTTGCAACTGGCTTATTGAGTACAATACGAATCTCGGCGTTAATGATTTCCGTAACTTTCTCTTTGACGCCGATGGTTATCTGGCGTTGAATTTCGTCACCGACTCTTGATCTGATTTCGTCTTTTACATATTCGCTGATGTCGATTTCTTCTAACTGCCTTGCAATATATTCATCAAAGTTACTCATGTTATTCTCCTTATTTTTTTCCTTTCGATTACGCCTCAGGCGAGGCGGGATCGTCTGTCTTGTCGCTAAAATCAAGAATATATTCACCTTGATAACAATCCGCCATTCTTTGACCTTCACCAACAGGCAGGTTATGATAATGCGTTTTGTGGCAGTACGGGCAGTCGTCAACAATGATGCGCCCTGTGCCATAACCGTATCGTGCTTTTGCTTTTTTTACTTCGTCCTGAATCAGGTTCATTTGAAAAATTCCTTTCCTTGTTCCAGCCACGTTTCAAAGCGGCTGGTCTTTTCGGGTTCCCAATTGTAGCGGACGGGAAAGTCAGCCAAGCGTTTCAGCCAGTTCATGCCTTGTACATATTCAGCCGTCATTATCTTTTCACCTAGTGCGTATGCCTGCAATTCCTTAACGGTCATTGTGTCACCGTTGGCATTGCCTGGGTCAATCGCTGCATCCAATAACTCAACGGGCGTTTTGTGTGCAATCTCTGCCAGTTCATTGGCGGTGCGGATGTGGTCAAAGCTAACCCTATTCATAATCCATACGGTCATCTGATATTCTGTATAGTTGCGGATGTCCGCTATGTCGTGCCGTAGGGTTTCCACGCTGATTAGCATTGCTTTGGCGGCCTCGTCATAAAGCTGCATAATCGGATGACGTGCCTTTCCGCCTTCCATGTTCTCAGTCAGGATGTCGCGGAACTCGCACAGATTGGTTAACTTAACCATTGCGCTACGGCTGGCGGCTGCGCGCCATTTTGTCAGGGTTGCGGTAGGGATGATTGTCATGGTGTTTTGTCATACAGCGCAATTAATTGTTTCTTTTCCGGTTCGTATTCTTTTTCGATTTGTTCTTTGATGTTCCGTACCTTTTCTTCAACCTTCGTAACCAGCCAACGAACCGCATCATTTTTGTCGTCTGTCACGTACCGATCTTGAGTAACAATCACCCGCCCCGAACGTGGTAACCATACCACCCCATGCAATTCACGAAAAGTATTTTTATCTGTGCATTTATAAGATTTGCCAATCTTCTCGCCTTCAAACTCTGCCAGATTTGCCGAGTATTTATACTCGGCTATGTAGTATTTCATGTCATCTCGCTTTCAGTTGTTTGCCTAAACCACTTTTACTAACAGCAATCTTTCGCACCTTGCCTTACCGTCGGTGTTGTAGGGCACAACGATGGAAGGGGCATCCTCCCACGGGATGATACATTCCCATAATACAGCATTGGTATATTCGTTCTCACACCATTTCAACGTACCGAAGTTGACACCGCAGGCACAATCCAGAGTGGGGAGCGGATTGCAAACTTCCTCAAGATATTGTCCGGGTTCAATTACCCAATTATCAGGCGCGGGATATGACGTTTCTCCGATGCGCTTATATACAATGTATCCAAGTTCATTGCGGCTAAAATTCTCTTTCATCCACGCGGCTGATTTTAGTAGACCTTTACATCCGCTCAAGTTCGCATCGCGCAAGTTCGCACCGCGCAAGTTCGCACCGCGCAAGTTCGCATCGCTCAAGTTCGCATCGCGCAAGTCCGCATCTTTTGTCTTATTGATTTCCAGCCATTCGGTAATTGTTTTACCGTTGTGGATAATTTCATCAGGTTGTCGCATGTCATCTCGCTTTCATTTATTTGCCGCGCCTCCCCCACAGGTGCGACGGGGAGGGTTAGAAGGGTAATGGCTCGTCGTTGGGCGGAACTTCCGCGCCCTCGTGACTTTGTTCCTGTTGCGTTTCTTTTGAACCTAAGAAGCGTACCGTAGAGGCGTTTAGTTCAAATGATGTTTGTGCCGTGCCGTCTTTGTTTGTCCAAATGCGTGGACCACCTGTTACCTTGTCAGGGGTCAAGCGTCCTTCGATCAAAATCTTGGAACCCTTTTTGACGTACTGATTACAGACTTCCGCTTGTTTACCCCAGGTCGAGACGCGAAACCAAGTCGTTTCTTTGACCTGTTCACCGTTTCCGGTTGCGTACTGGTAATTGGTTGCCACACTGAAAGATGTAACCGCTTGTCCGCTGGGAGTGAATCTCATTTCAGGATCACGACCGACATTGCCGACGATAACGATTTTTTGATACATGGGGTTATCCTCCGAAACCTAATTCTTTTAGATTCTGTTCTGCGGTGCGGACATGCTTCTCAGCGTCCGGGTCTTTTTCAGGAATGACAATATTCTCATCACTTGGCAAGTCCTCAAACTCTGCTTCTATCGCCGGTTCATCTTGCATCATGAACTGCTGAATCTTTGGCGAGAAATTGCCCCACTTGCGGACAAAAGTTCTAAGAACGGTCTTTCGGCGCATCTTATCACGGTCGCGTCCGTTGTGCGCGTTCCACGGTGATTTCGGGCTGTTGTATCCGCCGGGGTTGTATGTTTTTCCGTGTTGGTCACATTCTTCATTGGTCATATATAACCAGCGTTCGGTTCCATTCTTTGCTTTGGAATATGCCATCCATCCGATGATTACGTTATTCACGCGCTCGCCTGTGATGGTGACTTTCCCGGTAAACCGATCTATGTTTACTTCCTCACCCTGCCAAACTTCTGAAACATTCGGGGCGTATTCATAGTATACAGTATTGACCGATAATTGAACAAGCCCGCGATAGTCGGGGATTAGTGTTGCCTCGTTTCCGTAAGCAATTAAGTATGCCTGTTCGAGAATTGGGTCAAGCGACAAGCCAAGCGACGCGGCTCGCATTGCCTGAATCATAATACTTTTAGGAGTACATTCTTGCAACTTCTCGTCTTTAGATACCGCAATCACAACGCTTTCAACATAGGCTTGTCCCTGTGCGTCGCCTAAAAGTTTCTTGAACCGTTTCTGGATTTCGTCCATTTCAGAATAGACTTTGATCTTATCGAGTGCGGTTTTCTTTTCAGCGAGAACCATCGCTTGCGCTTCTCTTACGCGCTTCTGTTCGTCCGGCGGCAATCTAAGAAAAGTGTCTTGGCTTTTCATGCTCTCCCACATCGTGCCGTATTTATCTTTCCATTGTTGATCTGTCCAAGCCTCACGTTCTTTCAAGGCTTCGGGTGAAAATTCTGTTGTCATTAGTTTTCTCCTGTTTCAAAATAGTGTTTAGGTTGCTAAAGGTCGTTAGATATATTTTAGAAGGGAACCTCCTTTTGTGAATTATACCAAGCATCGGATGATATACCATCATTCCAAGATGGTTCCTGTTCGGTATTCAGGATGTGCGCCGGGTCGGTGTCGCAAGTAACAATCAGTTCATGCAGGCGATCCGCTTCTTCTTCGGTGGTTTGGCGCAAGCAAGTCTCGATCTTTGCCGCTTCAAAAGTCAAACGGCTCCAGCGTTCCTTAATCCTCTGTTCGCTTTCAGTATATCCGCCGTGATTTGTAGCTACCATGTTATCCTCCGTTTACTTGTGGACTGTTGCGGTCCACGCTTTGTGTTTTTTTGTTCTGCGGCTTTTATTTGCGCCTCATCCATGACAAGGTGCATACACATTTCAACACCGGCGTTCAACGTGATTTTATAACCGTTTTCAAACTCAAGCACAACTGTTTTCTTTACGATCCCTTGGTGAGTTTTTGTAAACATGTCTTATCCTCCAATTCGTTTGCTTGTGGACTGTTGCAGTCCGCGCATGACGATATTATGCAGGGTCTCGCGGTGTTTCTCTTGCGCGTCCAGTGCGTTGATTTGCTCGATGACATTCGCAAGCTGCGTCCGCTTTGCCCTGCGATCTTTATCGCTAAGGCGATTGGGGCGGGCGAATAACGCCTCGGCTAGTTCCTTGCCTTCGTTTTCGAGTTCGGTGCGGTTCATTTTATCATTCCAATCAGCGCGGCGATGACCAAAATCAAGCCGCCCAGCCAAATGCTGATAATCAGGGTAACGACGGGTGATGTGCCTTCCAGCGGTTCGGGCTGGGTGTCATAATCCAGCGGGCTGGGCGTGGCTTTTTCGTACTGTTCGCGCGGGGTGGTTTTGTCGGTCATCGTGTCAGCTCCTTGTTGTGCCCTGATATTACTACGGGCTGGCTGGCTTGTCAAGGTTTTGACATAAACTCATTGTTACAAAACACTTGACAATTTCGCAACCTTGGCTTTATAATCCCGCCCATGAAAAAGAACTCACAAAAAACAATCACCTGTAATTTGAGCGCAATTGTGAAAGAGCGCGGTTTAGACGCCCATGACGTTGTTATGTTGACAGGGGTTACGATCAATACAATATACAGTCTACTGAAGGGTGTCCACTTTCCCAGCCGGTCGGTAAGCGACAAGCTAATCAACGGGCTGAATATCTCGCATGTAGAATTGTTTAGCACACAGGAACAATAATATGACCGACATTCCCGATCTGCCTATTCTCATTGTTGGAATTGTAGCACTTGCGTTTTTGTTCGGTGCGCTGGCGGTGATTGCCTCGTGGATGGAATATAAAAAGTAATGGACAAAAGACATCTGCAAGTCATCACCCAGGCATTACGCCAAAACCCCGCGCGTGCGAAACGCTGGGGCATGACGCTCATCAAAAGACGACTGCAACAGGAACGCGTTCCGGGAAAGATAGGGCGCATTATTGAATTTCGTGACAAGTGGATTGATCTATGCCGAAAGGTTGAAGAGGAGTAACTCATGGGCACACAACAAAAAATAGCATGGTCAGATTTTCCGAAACAAAGTGACAAGATTGGGCAAGCTGTACACGTTTGCTTTTGGCAAGATGAAACGCGTATAATTGACGGCGTAATCGTGCGTAACGACATCGAAGTTCCCCACGAAACAATCATACGTTTGTATGACGGGCGTTTTGTAAGGGGTGCTGAATGTATGTGGGTGCCGAAAGAATGAAAAAGATAATCGTCATTAGCATAATTGTACTTATCTTGTCCCGCTTCGTGCGCTATTGCCTCGAGCCGGATATGATTGAAATCAATACTTGGAAACAATAGGAGAAAAAACAACATGGCAAACGAAATTGAATCTCTTGAAAGTCTGGTCAAAAAGCCCACGAAAATCAAACGCCCCTCTAATGCGGCGTTGTGGGTTGCTTACACCTTTTTCAATATTACGATCTTGGTGTTTGATGTGATCGCGGCGGTGACAGTCTACAATCTCATGCAAAATGCGGGCTATGCTATTGTCACGTTCCTGGCAGGCTTCGTTCCCCTGCTGATGCACGAGTTCCTTTACCTGCGGGCGTATGCCAGTCAGTGGCAACGCTACATTTCCATTGCAGGCGCAGTTATCGCCGCTCTTACTGTTGCGGTTGTGGCAGTTCTAGCCGCGGCGGTAAATGTTGCTATCGCCTCGGGGTACACAGTTGACGCGGTTTCGTCTGAGTGGATTATTCTAACGATCATCGTTTTGGCGGCGTTCACCCACACCGTACTAGCCGCAGCTTACTTTTATCTTGATGAGGGCATCCAGTCCAAACATAAGGCGGCTGAAAATATCGCCTTCCATGATGAGCGGATGAAGAACCTGGACCGCGTTGAACAGGTGCTTGAAAAAGCCGCACGGATGCGAAACAAGAAAAGTGAACTGGCGAACCGCTTTGGTGGGGCGGACGGGAAAGCCGCGATTGAGTTGCTCATGAAACAATTCGGTGACGATGACGGCGACGGTATCCCGAACTTCTTGAACAAGGTAGACAACCGCAAGCAGCAGAACGTTGTCCGTTATGCCGCAGATGAAGAGCGTCAGAACTTGCAGGGCAAGGACCCTACACAGGGCGGGAAATAGAAGTCCCGCCCGCGCCCCAAAACCTTGCCAGTATCGAAAAACAAGGTCAAATTCAAACAGAAACCAGCCTAGTGGCAGAAGATGACCTTGAAATCATAAATGGGCTTTTAGATAATCCTAGTGGCAGTGAGCAAATCAAGCGTAGATGGTTAGAATTTGACTGTCAGAAAGGCGTACATCATGGCAAATATGCAACATACGAAAATGGGGAAAGGAAAAGGATCAAAGGCGGTTACGTTGGCAGGTTTGACAAAGCAACTGGCGACTATGCCACTAGGCGCGTCCGTGAGTTCGTCCAGCATCACGACTGCCACTATCCCGAAAGGTTCACCCAAGATTTGGACGAGTGCGGAATTAGAGGTATTGAGGTCCAAGATTGGGCTAGTGGCAGGAGCGTTAGCGGACTTCCAGCGGGCGGGCGGGCTAGTGGCAGTGAGACAAATTGACGTTGACGGGCGTTCTTTTGCAAAAATCATCCTAGTGGCAGAAGGTATAAACATTGAAACAAAGCGAACTGTTGACGGGATTGATTTTTACCTAGTGGCAGAACAGGCAGGCGGCAAATGAACAATAAATTAATTTCTATAAATCAGGCAGTACAACAAAGAGTTGAGCGGTTACGACAACCCCAATGGGTAACGCCGCAAGACCATCTAAAGATTGACATTATAGAGTTTGATGACGGAGAGAGTAAGCCGAGACTGTGGGCAAAGCTTTACGCGCCGTTCAACTTAGAGTGCAACGGTGAAGACCCTGTAAATATTCTGTTGTTTCAGATGGATTGTGACGCGGAAGAATGGCTAGCTTATACAGGAGTGCTACCAGAAAGCGACGAATACAAAGCCGCTCAAGCAAAATATGAAGGCGTGTTGAAGAAATGACCCGCCTTACAAAGCTACTCATCCTGTGCCTGATTCTGGCGTCAGTCCTGGCGTGTGGCGTCAAGTTGCCAGTTACAGGCGATAACGATAATACAGCGATCCTTGCCAACACCGCGCCCTACGGCTCCGAACCGCTAGCCTGGACGCCACAGCCAACCATGACAGCGGTCCCGTCATTTGACGGGGAAAAGCCGTCAAGCGTATTGAGCGAGGAAAGGTAATCAATCATGGATGTTGTTGAATTAGCAAGAAAATGGCTTGCAGAAAATGAGCGTCGTCATTATTCTGCTCAAATGAATAGCGACGAAATTGCCGTATCTGCGTTCTGTGCTGGATATAACGCCGCCCAACATCGCGTACAACGGACTGCCTTACAGATTCGTATTTTGAACGCTATTTGCTACGGAATTACAGCAGGTTCGTTGTTGTGGTTACTATTCGGCATCCGCTAACGCAAGCCGTTGTGCGTCGCTCGGCGACTGGCAAAGAAGAATTGCAAAATGAACCATAAAAGAACTTTATACATACTCGCTAACGATGGCACGTGCGCGGATATTGAAAATCAAGAAAGCGGCGATCTTGTGAATTGGTATCCAGAAAACGCCACTAACGCAAACCGGTTGGCGGACTGCTCCGCCGGAAAGGCACTTATGAACGACTTGGAGTTCTTGAAAGAATTGCGCGAGAATGTTGTAAAATGCAAGAATGATATTACGCGGTATGAAATGGCTGTCCAAATGATTGATGATTTGATTAGAGAATTGACCGAAAGAATAAATACTCTCGAGTCTATTCAAACAGATATGACCGATCCGTCAAAAAATAAGATACATAAAATTAGATAATACACACATTCTGTATATTATCTAATACAAAAAAGGAATAGCATGCTAACTTTTACCAAGTGGTATCAAGAGTGGCTAATAAATTGTGACTACGTGCCAGACGAAAAGCAGCGGGATGCAATGGAGGATGCATGGAACGGCGCTTTAGTTACAGTGTTTACACCCATAGACGACAAAACAGAATGTCCCGAAACCTTGCACCATATTATGGCTGACCTGGGAGTTTTGAATTGTATTATTTGCAGGAAAGATTTACAGTAGCCAGCGTTCCATGACCCACCATTGCGCGGGCACAAAGTTCCCCGCAAAATCAAAGTCAGGTCCCAGGGCAACCGGACTGTAAACCGTCCCCTTGACCTTTTCCCTGTATGAGTTTGCCCCGCTCACTGCCGTTACTTTGTGGACTAAATGCGGATGACTTGCCCACGTTTTACCGAAGTCTGACCTGCTGAAAGTTCGTAACCTAACCATCGGTTGATAATCTTTGACGCCCTGCCAATCAATGAACAGGGTTTTTGTTTCCAGTACTTCGACCTTTTGACCGGGGTAAAAGTTTACGATCATCTCAGCGCCCAGCATCCAATTTGTAGAAATCATCGGAGCGCCGGTTGTGCCGCGTTGACCGTAGCAGAACCAATCCATTTTGGCGGCAATTGTGGATTCATCTGGGACTTGCATCGCGGCAACTTTTGCCATGTCGTTGGCGTCTAGCTTGGAGCGTAGGTTATTGTTTGACCAATCCCCGCACCATTTCCCCGCCGCGTCTGTGATGTAAACATTGTAATAACCAAACTGGTCGGTGCCATTGGCGTTATAGCGTTTCACGTCCAACGGGTGCGTGAGTTCCGACCACTTGCGAAGGGTACGGATGTTGGACGGGGATAGGGCGGGGGGGAAGGTGATGTTAACTTTCATTATTAGTAGCAGGTTTACTATTTCTCTCGGTTACGAGAATTGCAAATCTATGCAGTACGTCTCTAAATTGCTCGTTGTCCATTTCAATCCAATCTGGTAGTTTATCCCACGTCTCAAAATCTTCTTGACGCCACGCCTTTAGAAATAAACGAACAATCACGTCTTGTTCTCCCCATCCCGTAGACAAGCCGGACTGTTCGTGTGCGCCGATGTTCAAAGCGCGTAATGCTATTTTTTGACCTTCCCGTAAATAATCATCAGGCATATCTCGTGACGTAAAATGTGTCAAGGCTTCATCAGCAGCATTTTTATATGACTGCAACCACTGAATTATTTTTAATAATTCGTTTTCAATTTCAATTTTTATATCTATTGCGTCTGCCATCTTATGCCGTCACTTTCCATTTTTCAATTCCATCTTCCATATACGATACCACCGAGCCAGCCGCCAGCGTCATCTTGATTTCTTTGACCGTCGCAGGCGGGGGCGGGGGAGGCGGGGGAACTGGCGGGTCAACTGCGAGAATATACGCGCCGCTACACCACGCATTAGGCGCATCGTTTATCAGCGTGCCATTGTTCAATGCTACGGGTGCACCGTTCCAACTGCCCCGGTACGCTTCGGTCAAGTGCCACCATCCGCTGACTGTTTCAGTTGCCATGACGTAATCATCTTTTACCACCTGCCCGATAATGGGAAAAGTTGAATTATAACCAGCCCGCACATTCAGGGCGGTTGTGTTGATTTTGCCGTATAACATTACGCCTCCAATCGGCGGGGGAGTTATCCCGTACCGCGCCGCAAACTCCTCAGCCGTGCCATTGAAATAATTACCATCATAGTTTACCCCATTATAATTCCATGTGCTTGTAAATTGATGTAGGATGTAATACAAAGCCCCGCGCGGCATGGCTGGAACTGTCACGCCGTAATTTGCTACCCATAACTCCTCACGATCCCACTCAAAGCCAATCAACCATGTGTCTGCATAGCCTTTTGCTGTGTAGGTTATAGCGGGCTTGCCTTGTTTGACCTTTATTTTATCGTGTGCCTGGCGCAAATCGCTTGCGCCAGGATTAGCAGGTGCGCCGCCGTAGTATGTCCACTCCGCATCTATAAAGATACCCAGCGGGGGCGGGTCGAGTTGTGCGCGCGCGTGCCATGCGTTGACCTGTGCGTCAATGTTTACCTTGCTTGCAGGATACAACCAAACGTACATTCCCCAAGGCACTCCTGCTGCTTTCGCGGCGGCTACGTGTTCAAAATAATACTTGGTGTTGACCGAACCATCACACCCTTTGATGATAACGAATTGCAGGTTGTATAATTCCACCATGCCCTTAAGGTCTACGGGCGGGGTGTTCCAGTGGCTGATATCAACCCCGAATATCTTTGTGCCGTCAAGTGAGACGCTCTCTACAAGCAACGCATCAGACAGAAAACGTAGATAATTTTGTTCTCGGCTGTTTTCCCCGTACCATAAGTTGTTTTGTATCTGTTGCTTGAGTTGTGCGTAGTTCATGGTTTTATAATTTCAATGCTATTGGTAATCAGTCCCCAAATCAACGCAATCACAGACACGCCGATAATACTTGCAAACCACACCCCCACCTTATAAAAAACAATCATTGGTTTTACGACTTCGATAAATCCCTTCATTTCTTCAATTGTCTTTTTTTGTTCCGCTGATGTCATGGTTAAGTTTCTAGCAATTTCATCCAACCCAGGGTCACCGTTGCCATATAACGACTTATCGTGTTTGTCGATTTTTGCTTGTAAAGGCGCACGCCATCTGTCCAGCGTGTCCTTTAGTTTTGTCATTTCATTTTGTAACTCTTTTCTGGTAACTGGGGTTACTGTCATGTATGCTCCGATGGTCTCTTGCGCCCCAGCCCCGCCTGCTTGGAGTGCGGGGCTGGGGCTGAGGAGAAGAAACGACAAACTGCCCGCCAGCGTCCAGCCTGTTTGATATACGGCTGACTCCATTGGGAGCGGGCAGAATGTTTTACTGTAAGTTGCGTACCCCACGCTTACGCAAGAGCGCAAAGCCAAGCAACACGGCGGCAACTTCGACGATCAAACGCATGACCAACGCGGCAACCGCATCCCAGCTTTCCGGGATCTGATTGAGGTAGTTCTGCAACAGGTTGAACACCAAGCCAGCCAGCCACGTCACAATGCCTGCTTTATATTGACCGATGTAATCAGCCAGGGGCGGATAAATGGCGGCAAGCTGCAAGAGCAGGAACGACACAAGGGCAGTCAGACCAAATACAATAAGGTTCTGAATATCGGGGTCAAGGACAACAAAACTTTGCATGTTTATTTCTCCATTTCTTTTTACTATCCCGCATGACCATCACACGGGTTTATTCACAAGTTCACAAGCGGCGCCAAATAGGTTACGCTCGTGCCGTTCCAACATATTCCAGATTTTTGTATCCCTTAATTCGTCCATCAGTTTGTAAAAATCAAGATGGTGTAATAATCTGTGCGCCTGTTGTTTGATGATAATGTTTCGCGCTTTGCGGTCATCCTTCACCGCTTCCAGTTGTGGCACAAGTTGATGTATCATGCGCCGCGCTCGTTTTATTACGTCCAGCGCGTGTTCGTTGGCAGGGGTGTAATCGTGTTGATTGTAATGCAATGACATGATGCCAATTGATTTGAAAAGTCTTTGTAAAGGTGATACGTGCATTTGTTTCGCTTTCTCTTATATATCATCCGCGATACATAAGCTATACCGACATTTTACCATGAACGCGCGAAAAGCTTTAATATCAATCGCAGAGTCCGCGCCAGGAACTTGACCGCCGCGATAACCTGCGCGTTCGTGGGGTTGGTTGCGTTTTCAATATCCTGCAATTGCGTGACGGCATTTTGATATTCAGTCCGCAACTGTTGGCGGTCTGTCTGCTTTTGCAGTACGTCTGCCTGCGCTTCGGGGGTGAAGTTAATCAGATGTTCGAGGTTTTCAGGTAGTACCATTTTTTTGCTCCTAGAACGAATAATTACAAATCATTGATATTTCATCGGTGCTTGCCCACGTCATCGGGACAGTGGATGTTACGTTAGTAGGGGCGGCATAAGAACCACTGGACGCTGAAATTTGCGGGTAAAGATTTCCACCGATAAGATATACCGTGCCTTCAAATAACGCCGTACCTGTGTCTCTCACAGTGGTTGCGCCTAGATATTCCTGAGTTGTTCCCAAAGTGTTCGGTGTCGCAATGGGAGTAAGATTCAAATCGCCGGTGATGGAGGTAGTTGTGCCGTAAACAAAGCCCGCTTTTTGTGTAACCCGTGTTCCATCGATTTCAAACTTAGCGTAAAATGTTCCATTGCCCGCTGTAAGATTGTTCCATGTAGCGGTGTAGTTGAACGACGAAGGGAAGCCTTCGGGGTTCGGACTGTCAGATATGTAGGTGTCGGTAATGGTTGCGGCTGCCATTGTATACGAAGTGTTTGTAAATAACGTGATAGTTGTGTTGGGTGCGCCATAGCTAGATGATTTGATTACGCCATATTCATACGAGCCGCCGTCTTTGTAACGTAGCTTTGCGCCCTTGCGGTACTTTGTTGTTACGTCCCCCGAAATGGTAAATGTGTGATTGCCTGTGCGCGTCCATGTTTCGGTAGTTCTGTTCCAACCATCCGCGGCGGCTTGCTCGATCCAAATCGCCGCACCTGTACTCACGTCTATCGCCACATAAACACGGTCGTTCGTTGTATCCACCCAGCGGTCGTCAATCACGTACCCGTCCAGTACGTCATCATTGGCAGTCGGGGCGGTTGTCTTTACGTAAATGTATTGTCGGTATGTCGGCATTGCTTACTCCTATTTCAACCAATATATAAATTGATTGTCGTCTAATTTCAACAGGTACTTATCAGCTGCCTGCCAGTCGTAAAATCTGCGTAGACTTTCTGGCATGTTGTCGGGATTGCCCTGTGCGTACTCAAATAAATATGCGTAAATCTCGCGCTTGATCGGAACGCTCGAACCATCGCCGCGATAGGTGATCTCTAAAATTCCAGCGGGTAATTCGGTGATGCCTTTGGTGTATATCTCTGCATAAAGATACATCTGCAACGCCTTGTAAAAATCATCCGACGCGCTCACCCATTCGCCGCGCCTGTCTAAAGCGTGCCCTACTTCGTGCAAACACGCCACGCGTGTCTGACACCACGCCAGGCGGGAGGTTAGATTATATGCGCCGTCCTGCCCGTCTACAGGGAAGGGGAACATAAATAACGCAAGGCACAAGACAATTATTCTTTTCAAATGATACCGCTGCCTTTTGGGACAAAGCCGGGGAACACTAAATCCAGCTTCGGCTCTGCATAGGTAAGGTGTTCGCTCATGGCGATCTCGCAACGGCGCGTACTGGACGCGGTGGTGGTTGTGATAAGCATCCCGACATTGTTACCAGACACCCATCCGGCGCGGTTTAGGATTTCTTGCACGATGGTTGTCACATTGTACGAATATTCAACGCCCACAGAACTAGGAAGTGTTGCGGCGGATATTTTAGCGGTCGTTGCGGTCTTGGCTGATAATTGTGCCTGTGTAGTGGGATTGCTTGCATTATCCTCAGCAGAGGCGGCGACTTCAATTTCGATGATTGAACTGTCACCATTCGCACTTGCCACAACCCGCAAGGTCGCACTTATCAATGTCCGCTTAGGGATGGTGACAAGAAAAGGAATCCACGCCCGCACATAGTCGGTATCCTCAGCAGAACCGCCTACGTAGGCATAAGTCAGGGTGTCCCATAAATCAGCCGTGGCGGGAGAACACCAACAATCGTTAGCGTAGGTAGAGATTGTCAGGTAAATTTTACCTAATCCAGACATGGCGAGTTTTTGAAACACGCGCGCGAGCGTGGAAGTCATGGAATTTTCATCATGCAGGGCGTAGGTGTAGGTGTCGTCACCTGTTGAAAAATCCCTTGCCAACGGCGGGGAACTGGCGAGTATCAAAAGCGCGGTAAGGATTTCGTCATCGCGTTTGTTGGTTTGTACCTGTATGCCGCGTATCTTATCGCGGTACGCATTTGCCATCCAATCCTCAGCAGTAACAACCGTGCGCTTTTTACCGTGTTGGTTTGCATCGGGCTGGATGCGGTTGATAGTACCCAACCATTCTTGGTGTATCACACTGTTTTCGGTGATGGTCAAGCGGACTTGTGTGTCCAGTCCAAAGCCTGCTGCCACGCTGGCGTGATCGGGGGAATAGTTACCGGCTGTCTGTGCGACATTTGCCTCTGAGTTATTCAAGACAAAGCGCATGGTTCCTATATTCGCCACGCGGTCAAAAATGGTACGCCCGTTGTTCCCGCGCGTCCAGGTTATATCACCGCTCGTTAGTACATCGGCTGAAACATCCAACCAACCGTGACCCGTCAGAACTAAACCGTTTTCATCAGTCAACAAATTCCCGCTCCCATCCATCAGCGGGATAACCACGAACATTTCAATCATTACGTCGGTGGGATAGACAGGGGTCATTTACGCCCCGCTTTTTGCAACTCCGAGCGCAGAGAACGCGCAATGACATCCGCGAAGCGTTGAATGAATACGTCCTCACCCATGCCCGCCATAAGCCCGGCGGGTTGCATAGGATCGATTCGTCCGTTCGTGGACGGCGTAAACTTTTCAGGGCGATAGAACTCACCTACTTGATATTGCTGCCCCGCAATCACCGCGCCGCCTGACGCTCTGCGATTCCCTCTACCGCTGCCCGCCGTAGCTGATACGGTTTGACCCATGCCGAAGTTTATATTCGAGCCATCGAAGCCAATCGAGAATGATTGAATGAAGTTTACAAAATCCTGAAACTTTTGTTTCAGTCCCGCGATCATAGTCTCCCACGCATCCAATACAGGCGCGGATATGTCTATGATAGCGTTCCCGATAATCCCGCCCAACTCCTCAATTTCTGCCATCGTGAAATCTTTCAGGCTGTCAAACGCAATCGCCGCGCCTTCGTTGAAATCCACCGCAAGTTCTTCCCAATTGGGATACCCATACAGACCAGCGACAAGATTGGCGAGTGCATTACCCAACGCATCGGCTAAGGCTTGCCAGTCCGTCTCTTGTATGACCGTACCAATACCCTGCAATACATTACTTACACCCTGACGGACATACAAGCCCACCAATGCCCAATCAATGTTATTGATACCGTCAGCGATGTTTTGACTTAGCGTTGCCCAATCCGTCTCCGCGATACCCCGCTGGAATGAGTCGGTCAGGTTGAATAACAATTTCAACGGGTCGGCAAGCATGGCAAACTTTTCTGACGGGTCTGCGCTGGCGAACCTAAAGAACCAATCCATTATCTTTTCAAGCGCGGGCATGAGGTTTTCGGTAAAGGCAACTGCCAAACCTGTACCAATTAGCTTTAGCTCCTCAAGGTTGCGGGTAAAGTTCTCGTAACGAGCCGGATCGATTGCCAGACCAAAAGCCTTAACCTTTTCCGTGACCGCATCCATACCGCCCTCGGACGCCATCACGTCAAAGAAGTCAACAAGTTCCGCGCCGCTCTTACCAAATACCTCAGTAAGGAAGTTTACCTTTTCCTGTTGCGTGGTAAAGGTATTGTATTTTGCGGATATGCTGTCAATCAAATCGGTTTGTGATCTTAGATTCCCATTGACATCCTTGACATTGATTCCCCAGGCTTGTAATGATTTACCAGTCGTATCCAATGAGCCATCAGCCTTGACCAGTCCCTTACTCAGAATGACAACGCCCTTTGTTAGTATGCCAGTATCCACGCCCGCCTTACGCGCGATAAACCCCAAAGCGGCGGCTTGCTCATTGGTGACATCCATTACATCACCGACAGCATCCAACTCATTCGCCCAATCAAAGGTCATCTTTATCGCCGCGCCCATCGCCCCGATAAGGGCGGTAGTGCCGGCAATAGCCGCGCCAATGCCGACTTTGAAAGCCTTGTCTGCTACGTCAAGCGGTAGGGTTAACTTTTCTAAGTCCATTTATATCCTGTAACTTTTGTTTGAAGGCTTTATACTCGTCACGTTGCAGCGGGTCTGTGACTGGCTTTTCATTTGGCAAATACGAGGGCATGAACACAGACATCTTGACCTCACGCTTTAGGGCTTTGCCGCTCATGTTTGCTATGACCTGTGCTAATAACGCGGTACGTTCGTCCTCGCGCTCTTGCGTAAACGGGTAAATCTCAAAAAATGCCTGCCATCCAACATACTCCATTGCGCTCATCGCTTTTATTTCTGCGACGGTTTTATGGAGTTCCTGCGCTAACTGATAGACGAATCTTTTTTCTGGTTTTTTTTTAGTTGCGTGACAACTTCCTTGACCGCGTCACTCGATAAACCAGATAACTCCATCGCCTTTGTACTCAGGGCAAGCAATACAGACGGATGCGACTTAACCAGTTCTTTGACATCGGCTTCGGTGAATAATGGGTTGCCATCCTCATCACAAGCGGACATTGAAACAAGCCGCGCCATGAGCGCCAATGAAGTGGACGGGGTGACGTCCTGCATCCCATCCCGCTTTAGCTTCTGGATAAGTTCGTTGTAATCCAGTAGTTGCGCCGCGTAGAGTTGCGATAAGTAAACCGTCCCGCCCAATTCTGGAACCGGGACGGCTTCACGCTTCATTTCGGTTGCGGCTAGAAAATCAGCCCTCGATAATACTCTGTCACTCATTGCTCCCGCTTTCTGTTATGTCCATGCGCCGGTACAAGCGACCACAACGGTCAACTTATTGGCGTCGGGGTCGGTAGCATCTGCATCTTCAACCTTGACAGAACGAATCCAGCCGGAGCCTGTGATCGTGTCAATGCCATTCGTAACAACGGCGGTTGCGACGGTTTTGTTAGTCATCAGCAAACGAATGGCGGTATAGACGCCTGTTTCGTCTAGGATGGATAAAGTCAAATCACCCACACGTACCAGCCCGTCGGGGATACTTTCGGCGTATCCACTGCCTGAATGATTTGTCGTTTCGGCGTCACCCATCACCACCTCGGGAAAGCCAGTGACGATACACTTGCCAATGCTGACACTGTTGAAGGTAAAGAGTGATCCGTAATTTGTAACTGCTGCCATAGTATTCTCCTATCAGGCGCTATTTACGCGCCGTCTAATTTCTCGATTAATTTCCTTTGCGCTCATGCCAGGTCCGTGAATTGCGGCGTCTGCCATCGCGGGTCTAATGAACGGGTGAGCAGGACGAAACCTTGTACCGAACTCCTCAAACTCTGCATAAGGCATAGTCGATACTACTTGCGCCGAATCATCACCAACTTTTTTAGCAACGGTATGACGCTTCATGTCGCCGGTGATTTCGTGAGCATACCCGCGCGCCTGCTTTGCCACGTACTGCGCTAAAGGTAGCGGGGCGACGTGTCCAACGTTCTGCAATTCTTTCAATTGCGCCACGCAACGCCCATTTAGACCGGTGACACCGTTCTTGGTGTAAGGTTGCGTTTTCCAGTTTGGCATTAGCCAGGATATCCAGCCGGCAGAACCAACACAGCCAACAATACCGCCGCGTTGCTCACGGTGACGGTAATCAAGCCTGTGCTGGCGTTTTTCCAACCTGAACTATTGGTAAGTCCGCCGGTCCAACAGACATAATCACCCGCCGCCATTGAATAGGTGGTAATGTCGCCGGTGCGGTTCTTTTCGTCTACCGCGCTGGTAATGGTGACGGTGTAAGTGGAACCACCGACGGGGTTGTATATCATCAGCAATTCACGCCCGGTACAAGTGAATGTACTACCGGTCACATCACCTGCGGCAAGGGTGTAATCCAATGTCCCGGCGGTGACGGTTGCGAATGGTGCTAAAAGATTTTGCTTGGTGATTGCAGTTGCCATGTCTTATTTTCTCCTAACGTTTTCACGTTTCTTAATTGGTGAGATAGAGTATTACAAGTTCAATCATGCAACGGTAGAGGCGGGAATCTGCTTCCCATGAGCGCGGCTTGTTCCTAACTTGAATTGTCGCGTTCTGTCCGTTGCCCATCCATCCGCGGTAATTATCCAGCCATGCTATGATGGCATCGGCGGCACTATCGCGGGTTGTTTGTGTGTTGCTGTATACGTCAAGTTGTACGGTTTCCATCCCGCCATAAGTGCCACTGTGTGAACGTAGTGACGGATCGGTAATGGTTTGCGCTCTGACACATGGATAAGTGACGTTATCGGGCAGGTTATCCACATAGTAACGAGTACTAATCGCGGCGGTCACGGCGGGATTTTGAAGCACCAAAGTTCTAAGGCTGGTGTCAAGCGGCATCGTTCGTATGCTCCCGTTCATCAACAGTAAGCATTGCCAAAAACTCCTCTGGTATTTCTACTTCCATCGGTGCGAGCTTTAGTGTTATTTGAGGAGCTTCGCCTGCTACTAATTTAATGCCAACCGTATTGACGTATCCACTAAAATCATGACCGTCAATCTCGATTTTCCAATTTTCGCCGTATTTACCATCTGATGTAAGCTTAAATTTTTTCATAATGTTATCGCTTTCAATGCGCACACATACCCGAACGCGCCGCGGTCTTGAACGCCGACAATCTCATAGGTCTTATTACTTACAACTTGCCCAAAGCGGGTTATCGTTTTTACCGTCGCGCCTTTGTCGGGCAAGAACGCATCACAATACAATTCAGCGTCAAGTACTTCAATGTCGGCGGTGTTCCATGTTTCAG